GGACGGCTGGTGAGCCAAAGATATATTTACTGCCTTGTGTGAATGCCATGTGTGTTTTGTGTTAGATGGTTGCGGAACAGTAGAGGGTGAATGTCCTGGTGAACGTCCTGGACCGATTAGAGATTGAGGATGCCCCAAAGTCCAGAGGGGCGGCGAATTGCGCCGTAAAGGGGCCGCTGGGGTCGTTTGATGGCGCGTTGAGGGCAGAGGCTCCGTTGTCGTCGAAGAGCGGCAGGATCAGGTTGTCGAGCACCTGGACGGTGGTCAGCACAGAAGCCTCGTCGGTGTCGTCGGCAGATAGCTGCAGCTCGACGGCGATCTCGATCTCAGAGGTTAGATCGGTGCGCTGCATTGGCCTGGCTGAATTGGTCGAGACAACCAGGCGCGGAAAGTTGGGCATGACGTCCTGGTCGTCGGGGTCGTCGTAGAGGCCGCGGCTGTAGGACGTGAGGCATGTGGGCGTGCCGGCGCCGGAGGCCGACCAGTTGGCTGCTGCCAGATAGTCAGCGACTGCAAGTTCAGCTCTTAAGGCGACGGCGTTCATTTGATGGATATCCCGTTGTCTTCAAGAACCTTACCGTTGGCCAAGAGGGCCTCGGTCATGTGGTTGATCATCTCGGTCGTCTCGTCGTCGAAAGCCTTCTGCATGGCCGTGTTGTAGATCCCGGCCACGCGGTTGTATTGGTTGTCGGCCACACCGGCGGTCATCACCACCGAGGCTGTCGGATTGAATCCTGGCACAGCCTGATAGCCTCGGGCCTTGGTGCCCTTGTGCGTGGCGACGTTCTCCTGGGGCAGGCCGTACTGGTTGGCCATCGATAGCAGGGCGGCGTTGGTCTGCTTCGGCGCCTTGTAGCCGGGAGGCTTCGACAGCGGTTTCCACTTGGCGCTCTGAAACTGGCTGAAGCCCTTGTTGTACACTCGGATCATCTTCACCACACCGGATCGGAGGTAGCCGACCGACCCGATGGCCTTCCGCATCAGGGCCGAGGCTGCTGCCTTCATCTCTTCGCCATAGAGGCCGCGGCGACCGCCCTTGGCTTCTTTCGACTGAGCTATGAGGTGCACCCGGCGAAGGATGCGGGACTTGCCAACCCGCTTGCCGGTCTTCTTAGACTTGCGGTTGATGTCACCGACCGGCGTCCCTAGGTAGTCTGAGATTCTGCGGCGCTCCTGGCCCGGGCTCTTGGGCGGCACCAGGACAAACAGCCGAACCATCAGGTAGAAGAACCGGCTGTTGATGGCCTTGTGCAGATCTCGGGAGGTCGTCAGCAGATACTGCTTCATGGCAGCATCGAACTTGCTCGAGTCGACCGTCATGTTAACAACGGGCCTCACTTGGTCTTTGCCCCCAATTCGAGGTTGTAGTAGGCACCGGAGGCATCCACACGGCAGGACAGGATGCGGAGTGTGCGGCCTTGATAGACCAGAGTCCTACCAACCACCGGCCTCGGCTTGCAGAAGGTTAGGGCGATGCGGTCGCTGTTCTCCTGGAGGATGAACAGGCCGTCTTCCTTGAGCAGCCGGGAGAAGGTCGTGCCCTGGTCGAGCGTGTAGAGTGTGCTGTCCATCGAGACCAGGGTGCTGTCGCAGGTCTTCCAGTCGGAGAACATGACCAGGATCCTCGAGGTCACGTTATCCTGGAACCCACCGGAGATAGGCACGTTGGCATCGTTGACTGCTGCCGGGATGCACCGGATCGACGTCCCTTCCCAGATGAACATCGGCGCCCCCAGCATTTGCTGGAGCACCGCCATGCCCTGCTGGAGACTCGAGCCGATGGTGGTCATCAGGTAGTGAAGTAGGTGCCGGAGACTATGAGCCGGCTGGTGGCCTGGAGATGGGGGGCTAGGCTATCGGCGTCTCCTGTCTCGAAATGCGACAGCTCGAGGTAGCTGGTGCCGGCGATTAGGCGAGCGATGATGGCGGTCTTGGCCTGGTTGGTGCCGTTAGTCAGCCACACCGCGGCGGCGGCCTCGTAGGTGACGGCGTCGGGCAGCGACAGCCGGAGGTTGCCTGTGGCGGATCCGGTCACCGAGTTGACGGTGACGTCCGCAGTAAATGTGGTCACGCATCCGATGGTGGTGTGCCGCGCGGTGTTGGTGGTGATGGCGAAGGTGCGGCCACCGCCGGAGTCGATGAGGGTCGGCACCCAGGTCGTAGGTGTGACCAACGGCAGGGCGGCGTACAGCTCGTCGAAGTTGTCGTTTATCTTCTCACCGGCGCCGCGGAGGGTGTCCCCGGTGTTGTCGTTGGCGATGGTGCCGATGTTGATCGTTTGCTGGGCCATAGTTTTATTTCTTGGGTAGGACGTACCAGCCGGCCGGGAGGGTCACTCGGGAAGGCCCGACCAGCTTCTTGTCGGCATCGAAAGCATAGACGCTGGCCTTCACCGGCTGGGCCAGCATCACCGGATCACCGGAAGGGACCAGGACCACCCGTGTCATCTGGCAGCCCAGGCAGGTCAGCAACACGGCCATCCAGATCGCTCTTGAGGGCATCGGGAGCTTTGCCATGTTGCACATCGGTAGGTGGTGTTTCTCGTAGGAAGTCGAGGATTGCTCGCAGGATCTGGTAGACCCAGTTCACGGCTTCGGCTCGGTAACTTCCTTGGCATCCTTGGCCCAGATCAGGCCGATACCAGCGGTGACCGCGGCGATAGTGGTAGTCAGGTCGAGGTTGGTTGTCGGGTCACCGTCGAACAGGGCCTTGAGAGCCCCACCGACAGCGACGAGAATGGCACCTACACCAGCGAGAGTTGTTTTCGTGTTTTTCATTTAGAGCGGAATAATCGAAACGCTGCGTAACAGGCGCAAAGTAAGCCTATTACTGCCGTGATAAGCCTTACCCAGTCGGTGAGCTGTGGAATAAACGAAACAGCGGTAGCACCTGCCGCTGCTGCTAGGGATAGTCCAGGGCTGGTGCTGCTGTTCGTTGGTTCCATTACTCGGATTTAGGCTGTGCGGCTGCGACTATGAGGTCAACAAGCGGAAGGGCTGCACGGGCGTTAGCAACGCCACCAGCCTTAACCGCGATGTCGATGAGTTGGAGGAGGCTATTGGCCTGCTCTTGAGTAAGTTCTATCTTGATCATACGACGGGAGCGTCAGCGATAACCACAGGCTCCGCAACCTTAACCGGAGGCGGCACCGGCACCCACGGCAACGGCAGCGTCACCACCGGAGGATTGATCTGGTCGTTGATCTGCTGCGTCACGTTCGCCTCAATAGCCGCTTGATCGACACCGTTCTCGTAGCACCAGTTCAAGACCTGTTCCTGCGTCAGATCCTCGTAAGGCGTAAAGCTACCACTCGGCGGCGAGAACGACGTGGAGCCGTAGCAGGTTCCGCTGTATTGGTCCTGAGTGCCGTTGCAACGCCAATCGGCGGTGATGACGACATCGGTGAGTGAGCCTTCGGTGGGCTTAACGAGAAGGCGTTCGATGATCCAGAGGATGGTAATCATGGGATTAGGCGAGAGTGATATTGGCTGTGCGAGTGGTGCCATCAGTGCCGCGAACCGAGATGCGGAGATTGGTGTTGCTGGTCAGATTAAAAACCATCTGACTATTTGTTGCCAGTGTAGGTGGTGTTGCTGTAAGAATAGGAATAAAATTCCCGCTCGAATCAATCCGCGCTCGCTCAGTAGCTCCACCAGTCTGGAATTGCAAAAACGAATTTGAACGCAGAATTACGTTCGCACTCGTAGCCAGAATTGAACCCCAATCCGCAGTGACAGGATCATCAGTGAACTGGATTCCAGCAGTTCCACCAGTCGATTGAAGAACACGAAGACCAACCGAATCCGAGTTGCGAGTCTTAACGCACAACGGAGCAGACGGAGTGACTTGAACGCCCAGCCCCGAGGAGTTCAGGGTCATTCGAGTGCCGCCTGCGCCGTCGAGGAACGTATGAATGCCGTCGTACGTTACGGTGTAAACCGGATTGGTAAACGTCGTCCCACCGACAGCGGTGGACGGAGTGATTTCAAAGGCATTGTCTACAGCGATCTGTTTACCAAGTC